CCTGACCAAATACCTCAAAATCAGCTGGCAAATCCGTGACCAAATCTGTGGCCGTTGGCATCTGCCATCCAAAATTGCTCGTTGGATTGCTCATGTTTTCTCCTTACGCCACAATCGTGGCATTGATCCAATCCAGAGTTGGATTGATTGTGTTCCATTGTTCAACAATTGGCACATCGTTCCAGCGCATTGCCTGCAACGAAAATGCAATTGGTGACAAAATCAATGAAATGCTGACCTGATTGTATCGGGCCGAAAATGTCCAGCCTTCAACGAAACCCAAATAATCGCCTGAATTCATGTTCAATGGCAGATCGGCCACATTGACCGGCATACCCATGAAAACGCTGATTAAGTCATCACGATCAGCATCATCAAGCTCTGGATTTGTAAGCTCAAATGTGATGTTGTTGAAATTAAATCGTGGATAAGCTCTCAATTCCAAATAAAAATCAGCTTGATCCTGTGCATCGGCTTGATGCTTGATTGTGGTTGTAAAAATTTGTGCGAGCTGACCATAAAGGCCAACAGAGGCAGAATCAACCGCGCTGACCTCCAAAGCTGAATTGTTGCCGTATCTCAGCGTGATGGTATTTCGCACATCGCCTGTGCGAGATTGGATGCTCAATCCGGATGCCAAAGCATGATTTGCGGTGAGATCGACATACCCATTGGCGGCCAAATAATTGGTGCGGTGAGTACTGTCTGCATAGGAAATTTGCCCCGTGCCGGATTCGTAGAGATAACCCAATCCCGATGTTGCTAAAGCTGAAACCAATGAATAAACATCAGTCGTTGATGATGATCGGTTTTCTAGTTCATAATTTCCGGGGCGATCAATTTCACCCAATCCGCTGTTTTCTGCATCTTGCCATTGAGTGGTTGCATCATAGGTTGCCCATGTCAATGCACCAGGCACCTCTTGCCATGAATTAAACAAAACCTCTTTCAAAATCGTATAAATCTGATCGCCATCAAAATCATCGTTCAAAACGCCATCAGTCAAAGCTTTGGGCAATCGTGCCAATGCGCCCAAAGCAATGACATTGATGCGTTGTGCATAATCAACGCTGCCGACTTCGGCAACCGAAATGCCAACCTCAACAACCGATCCGCCAAAGATAGGCACAAATGTTGCTGTTGAATCTTGCAATTCAATTGTGATTTGATCATTGATTGCAATTGCCACATTTGATTGATTAAGGTTGATAATTTCCAAATTGGTGTATCCGGCCTGCGCTTGCTCATAAATGTTTGTGCGGCCGCTGGTGATGGTCAGATTGGCCAAAATGGCGGTTTGATACTCGACTCCGCCAATGGTCACACGCCAAACAGGATTGAAAAGCGTCATTAGATCGCGACCAAACCAGTTGCGCCACCTGTGCCGCGATAGTAAGAGTTATTTAGTGCATCCGTAACGGCTCGGCTGAAACCTTCCTCATCGATGATGGAGGCAGATTGCACATTGATCACAATTCTTTCAGCTGTTGAAAGCCCAGCGGTAGCCGCTAATCGTGCAGCTGCGGATGCTTCTCGTGCCGCTCTCAATCTCTCGGTTTCTGCCTTCAATTCCTCACGCTTTAAAATTGCAGCTTGCATCGCTGGTGAATAGGCTGAAAGTGGTGCGCCGGTAAATGTTGGTGATCCGGCTGATGGAGCAAATACGCCACCGCCACCGCCAAAGCCGCCACCGCTAGGTGTTTCTACAGGTGCGCCGGCATCAAATCCCACACCAGCTTTGAGCGATTTGTCATTTGAATCACCAAAGAAAAAGCGTGTCACAGGATTGTCTTTGATGAAATTAACAAACTCTTTCATTTTGGTGACTGTGTTTGAAATAAAACCAACAAGCTTTGAAAAGCCTGTAACAAGGCCGCCAACAATTGTGCCAATAGCCTCAAGTGCTGTTTTGAAAGTACCGCCCAAAAGTGGTGCCAAATACTTTTTGATAAAATCCCAAACTTTTGCGAGCGCATCATAGAAAGGTTGCAATTCGGCTTCATTGTCTGTAATTGCTTTTTTGATCTTATCAAATGCGTTTTTCAGACCTTCAAGGATTGGCCCCACAACCGATCCGATTGCTGGAATTACCTCGTTGTATAAGAATTTCCACCAAGTAACCAAAACCGGGAGCAAATCCTCTTTGATAGTTTTGAAAATCTTGCCAAAAGCTGGCCCCAAAGTCTCGCCCAAATTCTTTGCAAAATCTTGAATTGCCGGGATGCCTTTATCAACAAAATTGCTGACCAATGGCGTGAGCGCATCAAGTACATACGATCCGACAGTTTCTTTGGCCTCATCAAATGCAATTGAAAGCCGTGCCATTTTGCCTTGAAAAGTCTCAGCTTGTTTTGATGCCTGACCTTCAAAAGTCTTTGAAAGCGCGGCAGCGGCCGCATCGAAATCCTTTGATTTGATGATTGATTCATCGATGCCCACACCAAGTTTTTTCAAAGCTCCTAAATTGCCATCGTAAGCCTTGCCCAAAGCCTCGGAAACAGCCTGCAAATCTTTGCCAGTACCGGCAGCAATGTCCAATGCCAATGTTTGCAATTCTTGTGCCTTGGTCTGATCTTTTGTACTCCTGATCAACCGATCCAGCGATGGCCTTAATTTGTCATCCGTGATGCCGTTGGCCAAAGCGGTTTTTGTTATGTAATCCTCAACAGCTGCAATCTGGCCTTTTGTGGCACCTGTGACATTTTCCAATGTGGTTGCCAATTTGGATTGTGCAGCTTCATCCTCAATGGCAGATTTCACGCCATCGACAAGCAATGTGCCAGCATAGGCGGCAGCGGCCGCACCAGCTACGGCAAAAGCTGCACCGGCTTTTTTGGCGAATCCACCAAGCTTGCCGCCAAAACCATCAACCTCATTTGATCCAGCATTGAGATTTTTTTTGAGGTTGTCAATGTCTGCCAAAATGGAAAGTTTGAGCGTTCTACTTTGTCCGGCCATCACCACTCCTTCAAAATCTTTGTGAAAGCATTTTCCCACTCATTTATGATGTGTGGTTGTTCGGCTCTCAATGTCGGATAAATAAAGTATCCTCTTGATCCCCGACCTTCACGGCCTGACCACACCGGGAATTGCTTGTATTTATTTGAGCCAAATTCGTAACCGCCCCAAAGCTGTTGAGTTGTACCGCCACCGCTGAATTTTTGCGATACAAAGCCAAATGACAATTCACCAATTTTGGATGATTTACTTACACGCGATCCTTGAGCAATGCGGCTTGCCGCCTTATTTGGTCGGCCTCCAGCTGATGAAATGATTTTGGATTGCACATAAGTGGCCAAACCATTTGAAACCGCTTTGGCCTCAGATACAGCTTGTTCATCCATGCCTTTGAAAGCCTGCAAAATGCCGCGCAATTGAGCTTTGTCATAAGTGATTGACTCAGTTGCCATTGCGTATCCTTAGAATCTCAAAAACAGTTAAAATGTCCTCAGCGGTTTGAAACTCTGATCGCGACAATCCCGTGCTGATCGCCAATTCCCAAATGATCCGGTTTATTGTTCCCGGCTCGTAGCTTTTGGGTTTTCGGTTTCTCCCATGTTTATGTCGGTTACAGATTCGCACCAAACCTCAAAAGGCTTCACAGGCTTTCCAGCCGATTCGCGTTTCATTGCGTGGTACGCCAAAAACATCAAATCAGCAATGCCCAATTTCTCAGATACTTGCTGAATCGTGTTTCCGGTTTTTTGTTCCCATTTCATCCACTCTGGTGGGAGCGCGGTATAGGTCGCGCTCTCCCCATTTGTGAATTCCATCGTGATTGCTAGTTTCATGCTCCCGATCTCCTTTGTTAGCTAATTGTCAAAACTGGTGTTGTAACACAAGTAAATGTCAATGAAACAGTCTGTGCATCTGGTGCTGATCCACCAGCTGATGGGAAAATTGGTTGCACAGAAAACGCAAATGATGCGCCTGTATCTGCTACAAGTACAACAGGCAATGCTGTATTTGGAGCTGATGAGGCTGCTGTCCATAACGCTTCACAAAGCGATCCAGTTGCTCCCCAATCTGCCAACATTTCAACCGCAAAAGATCCTTGCGAATCGGTCGTAAAATACGCCTTGCCGTCTAATGTCTGAAATGTATTGATTGTTGAATCAACAGTCAGAATTGCTGAGGTTGCCTGTGCATCGAAATTGTCACTATCAATGGTGAAAGTGATGTCTCTGCCGGTGATGATTGTCGTTGCCATTTTTTCTCCTTAATTGGTGTAGTAAGTGCTTACTTGTAAATCGGCCGTAAGGTATTTACCAGCACCGACTTCCAATGGTTGCGGTTGATTTACATTGCCGACTTCATAACCGCCCGGCATTGCGCTGATGATGTTAATCATCAATGTTTCTAGGTTGTCCAAAGCTGCCGCATTGTTAGCATAAGTAACAACACCAGTCACAGTCAGATTGACCTTAACTTTTGTTGTTGCTCCATTAATCAAAACGCTCTCCAGATAAGGTGCATCCGGAATCAAACAGATTGATGGGCTTGTCATTGTTTCTGGGATGCCGTTATAAACATTGGCAGCAATGGATGAAAGCGCGTTTTTGAGTGGTGTGCGCACAGCTGATTCTATGCTCATTGACACATCGTTTCGACATCAAGAAACGGCCCAAGGAGGCCAATTACTCTGTTGGAAAGGCTGCGGCCTAAAACGAAAGGTGACGGCTGAAAATTATCTGACATGATCTGGTTGCCCGGAGCTGTGATGCTCTGAAAAATCTCAACCGCCACAACCAAAATTGCATTTTCAATTGGTGGTGTGGATGCGTACAAAGCCGCTGCCGATCCACCACTCAATGTTGCTGTTGCCGCTGGAATAAACGGCAATGGATAGTCACGATCAGCGGCCGCTGTTGCAGCTGTGAAAGTGTAAGGCTCAATCCGATCATCGGTGACTGTGTAAGTCGCGCTGTAAGCTCCGGCCCCGGTAACAACAACAGATTGACCCGGCACAAAATAATTTGGCCGCATTGTGGTGAAATA